ACTAAAGCAAACTTTGCACGAGCTGCACAAACAGCGAGGAAAAGATAATGGGATTAATTACAAAAGGAATGGGTGCTATTATAAAAGGTGCAAAAGCAAATAAAAAAGCATCTGGGTCTTATTTTTTAACAGACCCTTCACCAAAAGTAATTGTAAAAGATCCTGATACTATCAAATTAAATAAACAAATAAAAAGAATAAAACAAATTGGAGCGGGAACTGCTGGTGCAGTAGGTGGAGCTGCAGTTTACGGAAAAGTTAAACGAA